CGCTGGACGTGACTTACGCACAAGTCACAGCAACAATGACCGATTACATTGCCGCAGAATACAGCGACATCTTCACGCAATCGCACATCAACTTTGATGAGCGTCGTGAGCTTGTCCAAGTTGTTGGTAGTGCCATTGGTCGTCGTATGGATCAAATCACAATCGATGCTTTGGTTGCTGCAACTTCGCCAACCACAGTAAGCACCGATGTGGGTGGCACAGGCACAAACCTGAACCTCGCAAAATTGCTTGCTGCCAAAAAAGCTTTGGATACCAAAAACGTACCGGCTGAAGGCCGCGTCGGTGTTATCCACGCAAACGGCTTGGCCTCCTTGCTAGACGAAACCGAAGTCACATCTTCTGACTTTGCTTCCGTTAAAGCACTGGTTCGCGGTGAGATTGACACATTCCTCGGCTTTAAGTTCATCACCCTTGGTGATCGCGCCGAAGGTGGTCTGCCTCTTCCAAGCACCCGTACCAACTTCTTCTTCCACAAAGATGCAGTTGGCTTCGGCATGAGCTTGAACCAAAAAACCGAAATCAACTATGTTCCTCACAAAACCAGCTTCTTGGTTTCTTCTATGGTTTCTGCTGGTGCAGTAGCCATTGATGACGAAGGTATCGTTGAAGTCGCGACGACTGAATAGTCTGGGCTGGGGGCGGCTTAACCACCGCCCCCATCTTTTCCTTGGAGGAATAAATGGCTGCTGGCGACACAAAACTATCTATATGTTCTGATGCACTCATCATGCTCGGCGCGGCTCCGCTGTCGAGCTTTTCTGATGGTACAGATGAAGCACAGATTGCAGACCGTCTTTATGACGACGTCCGTGATACTGTTTTGATGCAATACCCGTATAGCTGGTCGGTTCGCAAGGTTCGCTTGTCGCGCCTTCTAGACACCCCAGTGAATGAATGGAAATATAAATACGCCCTGCCGGGCGATATACTCGGAAACCCAAAAGCTGTTTTTAACAGTGCTGGGGCTGGTTCTCGCACCGTCAGGGAATATGAAATCTACGCCGGCGGTCTGTTTACAAACTATGAGAGTGTTTGGGTTGACTACCAGTACCTGCCGGAAGCCTCCTCATTTCCGCCATACTTTGTTCGCCTTTTGAAAACAGCTCTGGCTGCTGAGTTTGCAGAGCCAATCACCGACCAAATGACAAAGGCCAAGTATTACCACGAGCGCGCCTTCGGTGCGCCCAGCGAAAACATGCGTGGCGGTCTTGCCCGCGTCTCAATGAATATTGACGGGGCTGACCGGCCACCACAAACAATTCAAGAGTTCCCATTGTCGGATGTCCGTTCATGACGCGAATTATACAGGTACAGAATGATTTTACTGCCGGGGAGCTTGACCCGAAGCTCCGCGCCAGAACAGACATTGTTCAGTACAAGTCCGGCCTTTCCACTGCCCTCAATGTTACCATCCAGCCACAGGGTGGTGCGCGGCGGCGGGATGGCACGCGGTTTATACACCAGCTAGACGCCGGTGCCGCGAATGGCACGCGGATGGTTGCATTTGAGTTTAGCGTCACCGACAGCTATATGCTCGTCTTCACGCCGGGCAGAATGTATGCCTACAAAGACGGCATTGTGATTACCAACATTAATGGCACCGGGAATGATTATTTATCGGTGCCCACAATCACGTCATCAATTATTTCTGAAATGAACTGGGTACAGTCCGCCGACACACTTCTTGTGGCCCATTCTGATTTGCCGCCCCTAAAAATACAACGCGGTGCCACAGACGCCGATTGGTCTGTTTCAAATTTGGTTATTGATAACACGCCCAAATACGCCTTTTCCCTGACGGTGACGTCGGGAAATCTTTATAACACTTCCGTGCCGCACGACCATCTTGTTGTAAGTGGCACATCTGGAAACGTCACTATTACCGCAAAACACTCTGGCTCCGACGCTGCTGTATTTTTTGACACCAACGCAAATTACATTGGGCAGTACATCAACGTAAACCCATTTGGCCGGCTGCGTATTGTTCGGAAGGTCAGCTCGTCTACTCTTGAAGCCTTTGCCGAGGTTCCTCTTTTTAACACCGACGACATAGACGACGCGGACTGGGAAATTGAGCAGGGGTATGAGGATACTTGGTCTGCAACCCGTGGATATCCACGCGCCATTGTGTTTCACGAAGGGCGTCTGTTTTTTGGCGGGACGGCAAGCCGACCTTCTACAATTTGGGGGTCTCGTGTTTCTGACTTCTTCAACTTTGACAAGGGCGAGCTTTTGGACGATGGGGCCGTCGAGGCCACTATGGACACCGGCACGTTTAATGCCATCCTCGATATGTACTCAGGCCGACACCTACAAATCTTTACCAGTGGCAATGAGTTTTATGTGCCGCAGGGTTTAGACGAGCCAATCACTCCGACCAATCTTATCGTTAAGGCACAAACCAGTTTTGGCACCCGCCCCGGTATTCGCGTACAGAATATGGATGGTTCAACACTATTTATCCAGCGTCAGGGTCGCGCCATCCAAGAGTTTGTTTATAGCGATCAGGTGGCCGCCTACACGTCTGCCAAGATTTCACTGCTTTCCTCACACCTGTTAAGGTCGCCCAGTGAGATGGCGGTGCGCCGGTCAACCGGCACCGACGAGGGCGACCGGCTCTTGATTGTCAACGATGATGATGGATCGATAGCGTGCTACACGGTGTTGCGCTCTCAGCAGGTTGTAGCCCCAAGCGAATGGACTACAGATGGTGAATTTATTAACATTGGTGTCGACGTTACTGATATATACGTTGTGGTTAAGCGTAATATTAACGGGTCTGATAATTACTATGTCGAGCTATTTGACGCTGACGTATTGCTGGATTGCTCTAAAATTGGCGGCGCAGCAAGTTCTGTCGATATGCCGCACCTTGAAGGAAAGACTGTTCAAATTGTAAGGGACGGAATTGTGGAGGCTCCTCAAGTTGTGGGGGCACCTCCATCGACGATTACATTCAGTCCGTCTGCCGCTGTCACCAGTTATGAAGCAGGACTTAACTTCACGCCCCAAGTCAAAACGCTGCCGGTCGAGCCGGGGCTTGCGAGTGGTTCCCTCAAGGGGTTCAAGAAGCGTATCTTCGAGGTCAATGCCGAGTTGTTTGAAACACAATCGCTAACAATCAACGGCAAAGAAATCCCATTTAGAAACTTTGGGTCGGGTGTTCTGGATGACGACGTGTCAGAGTTTACTGGGATTAAAACACTTCACGGTATTCTCGGTTACACTTATGATGGACAAATAACCATAGGCCAATCATCGCCATTAAAAATGACGTTGCTTGGGATTGATTACAAAGTAAGCGTGGGACAATGATATGAGTTGGATGGCACTACTAGCGGGCACGGCAGTCAGTTCTGCCTACATGCAGGTCGACGCAGGGCGCGAGCAGGCGAAGGCACTTTACAAACAGGCGCAACTGCGGAAACAGCAGGCCAAGGGCGAAGAGCTAAGGTACAAAGAAGACAGCAATAAGGTCTTGGACAATGTTTTGAAGAACCAAGCGGCAATCGTGGCTAGGGCTGGTGCGGGAGGTATCGACGCCTTTAGCGGCACGGCTGGGGCACTGCAAGTTTATGCCTTGGCTGGCGGCGTAACCGAGATGAAAACACTAGACCTTAATTCTCAACTCGCCCTTCGTATTGGAGATTTAGAGAGCCAACAGCTTATGCAGCAGGGCAAGGCGGCAATTAAGGCCGGCATCGCTAACGCATCTGCCACGCTCATGTCGGCGGCGGCTATGGGCAAGAGTGCGGGCACGGGCACGGCCCCAACCACGACCCCAACCACGACCCCGGGCTAACGTAGGCACATAGATCGGTATTAGATAGGTAACAATATGGCTGACAGGTTTTCAAAATATAGACCACTGGGTGCATCGATTGCCAGTGTGGGCAATGTTAACTATGCCCGCACCGGACAAGCTAAGGCTCAGGCGTCTAACGCCATTGCTGACGCGTTAAACAAAGTGACCAATTTTGTTTATGAGGAAGCCAAGGAAGAGGCTGTAAAGTTTGGCGCAGAGAACGCTCCAACCGCAGAACAGTTTAAGGCAGCTCAGGAGAGCGGTGCCGAGCTGGCAATGCCGACCGGCGACATCGCTCGGGCCTCGGCTCTAAAGGTTATGTCCACCAGATTAGAGGCGGCGGCAAAAGAAGAAATATCCAACTTTCGTCTTAACCCTGAGAACAGGCTCCTTGACGCGGCGGCGTACGCTGAAAAGATTAACGCCATATCCTCTGGCTATTCCAGCACGTTAAGCGAAATAGACCCAGTAACCGCTGTAAACTTTGAGGCCAGCATAGCCACTGCCGCAAACACTTCTTTGCGGGCGCACATAAGCGACATGATTTCCAACCAGACGGAAAACGAACGCGCCTTAGACTTCGCAGCCGTGCAGACAGTCGAGAACACATTGCTTACTATTGTCGATGCCGGGCCGGTGGTTGGCAGGGATGGCACGCTTATCAGTACAAGAGACCAGTTTGAGGCTGAGGTTTCTAAAATTTACAACCTTAGCAACCTTACTGGTGCCGAGAGACGAGCCGCAATAAAAACCGCGAGCGAGACGTTTGCGGCAGCGCAACAGAACAAAATTGCTAACTGGGTCAAGCAAGACCCGAACACCCGCCTACAAGAGCTTCTGAGCCTACAGGTGACCGACCCCGGTATTGCCCTAGACCTTAGCGAGATGCCCGGCTCTGAGCTTGCTGGGGTGTTTAAGGCGACTAACGACGCTATTAAGGCAGACCTTGCAACAGAGAGCGCAATGGACGCCCGCGTGGCACGCCAAAGAACAGAGGCGTCTTTAGAGATACAAGCCAACTTGGCCGCAGTAGCCGGCAACCCAGATTTAGAAGGCCCGCTGATGGACGAGCTACTCATCCAAGACCCAGCGGCGTGGACGTCCATAACAAACGCAATGAACACCAAGGGCGGGACTGATATGGCTGTGGTTGTGGCAGATTTAGACCGCAAGCTGGTTGACGGCACACTCACATACGAAAATGTTTACGAGGCGCAGAGAAACGGGAACATCACTGGTGACACTCGGCGTCGCCTAACTAGCGGCATCAAGTCCAACAGTGACAAACAATTTACGATAGCAATGGACTACGCGAAAAGTGTCTTGGGTTATCCTGACAAGGGTCTCTTAAACCCTAGTCAAGACGACAGAAAAGCAATGCAGCAAGTGGCGGGTATTCGCGCTCGCCTTATACTCGAAAGAGAAAAAAACCCAGAGTTGGACACATTGAATTTCGTCATGCCATTAATTGATGAAGCAAAAACCCAAGACGACGGCCAAGGCTTGCAAGCCGCAAAAACTTCAATCGACGCTGTTGCTAACAGTAACCTATTTGGTAAACCCGACATCTCAACCATCGCTGGGCTAGAAGCACTCAAGACAGACATTAACTTGAAAGTAAGTGCTGGACTTTACAATTCCACAACGGGCCAAGCCGACATTTATAATATCGACATAATTATTAAAAGCATGAGGGGGCAACAGTAATGGCTGAGAAAGACCTACAAGCGGAGATGGAGAAGGTTAACGCCCTACGAGATAGTGGTGTCCAATTTAGCATTACGCCAGATGGTAGAATGACAAGCGATAAGCCGTTCTTTGCAGAGGTCGCGGACAGGGGCTTAGAGACCCTAGCCGGTGCCGCTGGCGGTCTTGTCGCGGGTGGCGGTGTCGCCTTGGGCGGCCTTCCGGGAGACCTTGTAGGTATCGTTGACGGCGTCTACGAAAGCATTGTGGCCGAAGATGGCGAACGCTTAGACGCATTCCTTACAACACTGGCGGGCCACTCCGAGGCTTACGGTTCGGAGGCACTCCGACCACTAGCCATCAGCGCAATAGACAGAATGCCCGGAAACGAGCAGGTCAAAGAAACAATGCGTCTCGGCTTAGAGATTGGTGAAATCTACGGTATTCCTACTGGCCTTGGTGCCGCGTACCAAGGCGCAAAGAAAGTGCCGGGTGCACTGCGTAAGATTGACGAAGCCGGACAGGCGGCGCAG